TATGGAAAAGGCGATTAATAAAGTCACGCCAATTAAAAAAGAACCCGAAGAGTGGGAAGTACATTGGCAACGCTGTAAGCCATATATAGCAAAAGCTATCAAACATCAAGATTCCTATACAATAGACGATATAGAGGATAAAATAAGACATGGAATATTCCATTTATGGCCAGCTAAGAAGTCGGCTATGATAACTGAATTTGTAGTATTCCCCCAAAATACAGCAATGAACTTGCTGTTTTGTGGTGGTGATTACAAGGAGTTAGAGGATATGTTGCCATCCTTAGAGGCATTTGCAAAAGCCGCTGGTTGTAAAAGATTATATGGCGGTGGCAGAAAAGGGTGGTTAAGAAAACTAAAACACTTAGGTTTTAAATCAGAAAATTTAATTAGTAAAGAATTATGAGTAAAGGCAAAACAACACAATCAGTCAGTCTACCAGCATACCAAGAAGCACAAGCAAAAGAGCTATTTCAAGCTGGCAAATCATTGGCTGGTACACCATTCGTTCCATACACAGGCCCTAGAGTTGCTGGATTTAACCCAGATCAACTAAGACAATTTCAAGCCACCCGTGGTTTATTTGAAACTGGTATGGAGTATGACCCTTTAACGGGTTTGCAATCTTTAGCACAGCAACAAGCCCCACAAATAGGTCAAGTTGGTTCATTGTTAGGGGCTGACATAGGTGCATATCAATCACCTTACACTCAACAAGTCATCGAACAATCCATGGCTGATATACAAAGACAAGCTGATATTGCAAGAAGACAAGCGCAATCACGCGCAATCGGCGCAGGTGCTTTTGGTGGTTCACGCTCTGCTTTACTAGAAACTGAATCACAAAGACCTTACATCGAGCAACAAGCTAGAACTGCTGCTGGTTTAAGACAAGCTGGTTTTGAGCAAGCTCAAAGAGCTGCTGAATCAGATATCGCAAGACAACAGCAAATGGCAATGTTTGCCCCAGAATTAGAACTACGCGCAAGACAGCAACAAGCAGGATTGCTTGGGGGCGTGAGCGCGGAGCAGATGGCAAGACTTGGACAACTTGGTCAAATTGGTTTACAACAACAACAATTACAACAAATGGGTCTACAAGTACCTTACGAAGAGTTCCAAAGAGCTTTGGCTTATGGACCTCAACAGTTTGGTTTATTGGCTGCGGGTCAAACTGGGCAAACTCCAATAACTACAACACAGCAAAAAACTGGCATGGGAGATATATTGGGAACTGCTGCTCAATTAGGAGGAGCTGCGCTTATGGGTGGAATGAATCCATTTTCTATTTTTTCAGACGAAAGGTTAAAAGAAAACATTAAACCTATTGGTAAGTCTGAAAATGGACATAACTTATACACTTGGGATTGGAACGACAAAGCTAAAGAACTAGGAGTTAATGATCCAACCACAGGGGTAATAGCTCAAGAAATTATGAAATATATGCCTGAAGCAGTCATTACAGACAAGAATGGGTATTACATGGTTAATTACGGAGTTTTATAATGGCATTTTCAATGCAAGATTTAATGGCAAGTTTGCCTGGTTCACAACCCATAAACCCTCTTTCGCCTACTGTTAATCCATTGATTAATCCTCAAATAGATAGAAAACAATTGGCTGGCGATGTTGCAACCAACAAAGCTGCTATTAAATCAGATAAAAACCAAAAGTTAGGCATGATGCTTTATGCGCTTGGCGGTGCTTTGCGTGGCGATAAAGATTTTGTGCAAAATACTTTGGCATTGCAGCAAATGCAAGAGGGCAAAAAAAAGCAAGAAGAGACAAGGGCGGCTTTAAAAAAATGGAGTGCCGATAATAAAGATATGCTTCCGCCAGAAATGATAAGCCTTTACAACGCTCTACCTGACGACAAAAAAATGGATTTAGCAACATCATTTATAACAGCAAAACCAACCAAAGGCCCGTCTTCTTATGAAGAGTATATTAGAACAGATGACACCCCAACAACCGAAGAATATAGTGTTTTTTTACAGCAACAAAAGGCAGCTGGAGCAACAAAAATTGATTTTGGTGAAAAGGGTTTTGAAACTTTAGGACCAAAAAAATATGAAGAAAGACTTGATTTAGCATCATCTGCTCAAGTGTCTAATGTTAATTTAGATAATTTAGAAAACATTATTAACCAAGGATTAGAAACTGGATTTGGAGCTGAAATTGGTTTAAGTCTTAATAGGGTTGGCCAACTTATATCTGGGCCAGAGTATAAAGCTGGAGAAATTGCGGGAGCAGAATCATTTGCAGCAGGCGCAAATAAACTAATATTGCCATTGGTCAAAGAACTTGGAGTAAACCCAACAGATAAAGACTTAGATTTTGTGATTAAAGGTTCTCCAGAATTAAGCAAATCTGTTGAGGGTAACAAATTAATGTTAAAAGCATTAAAACTTTCTAACGCAAGAGCCATTGACCAACATAATTTTGATAATTCATTTTATGGAAATCCTCAAAATAAAGGAAAAACAGAAGTAGATAGAAACATAGCTTTTCAAATACATATGGCAGAAAATCCACAAATTTATAGTTCTGAGCCTTTAATCCAAGAATACAACGCTTTATTGGAAAGAGAAGCCATAAGAAAATTAACAGATAAAGATTTTGTCAGCACACAGGGCGTAGAATTGCCAGAAATATATAAGTAATGAAACCAGGAGATATAATAGATACAGCAGTTGGTCCTCGTCTATATATGGGCGGAGATACTGCTGATGAATCAAGTTATAAAAAACCAATTACCTCTGGATTAACCGCAGCTGGTTTACAAGGCGCTACCTTTAGATGGGTGGATGAAGTTGTTGGAACTGCTAGAGGAATACTTCCAGGCGGAGTAACGCCAGCACAAGGTATAGAGTTAGAAAGAAGATCTTTTGAAAAAGTGCAAAAAGAACAACCACTTGCCGCTGTTGGGGCAGAAATTGCTGGAGCAGCGCTTCCGTCTGCATTAACTTTAGGCGCTACAACTCCAGTTTCAGCAACTACAATTGGAGCGGCTGGTTTAAGAGCAATCCCCGCTGGTTTAGCATATGGAGCTGGTGGTTCTGAGGGTATAACAGAAAGAATTGGGCCAGCAGTAACTACTGGACTTATATCTGGTTTAGGTGGTTCTGCAATGCAAATATTGGCTAGACCAATTGCAAATATAGGAAAAGCAGTAAAAGAATCTTTTAGAAAACCAGAGGTTGCAGGCAAGCAAGAGGCGCAAAAATTAGTTAAAGAAGCATTAGATTTTGATAAAACAGACATTAATAAAGCAATACAATTTATAAATGAAAAAGCTGGAAAACAATATGCGCTTGCTGACATAGGCCCTAATACAAGGGCTTATTTAGATGCTGTAAATGTTTTACCTGGAAAGGGTAAAAAAGAAGCAACAGACTTTTTAACAAAAAGAAATGAAGGAATGTTAAATAGAATTAAGGGCGATCTTCAAGATGCTTTTGGGGCAAAGGCATCATATTTTGAAACATTTTCCGCCTTAAAATCTGCAAGATTAGAAAGTGGAAAAAAATTATATTCACTTGCTATGAAAAAAAAGATACCAGTAAATTCTCAGCTAATTGAAATTTTAAAAAGACCTAGCGCCCGTAGTGCATTTGAAAAAGCATATACTTTAGCAGCCGAAGAAGGCGTGCGCCTACCAAGAGTGAATTTAAAAAATGGTCAGCTTTATACAGCAGATGATAAATTAATAAAAGCAATTGATACAAAACTTCTTCATTACATGAAATTAAGCCTTGATGATTCTATTTATACTTCAAGAGTACCCACAAGTGGAGTTGGCTCAACAGAGCTTGGTTTGCGAAAATCTACAAAAAATGATTTTTTAGATTACATTGACAGTAATAATAAAACATATAAAAGAGCAAGAGATCAATGGGCTGGAACAACATCTGTAATGGATTCATTAGATTTGGGAAGAAAATTTGATGCTCCATCAGTAAATGTAGAAGAATTAAGCCAAGAAATTGCTAAAATGTCCAAATCAGAATTAGAGGCTTTTAGAAACGGAGTTTTAAATAATATTATTGAAAAAATAGAAAAAAAAGTTTCTTTGGGAGGTAGAGGAGCAAATATTGCCTTTGATATTATAAAACAACCACGAAGCAGAAGGTTATTAAGGGAAACATTCCCGCCAACAAGAGAAGGCACACAAAAATATAAAAAATTTATTTCTAATTTAGAAGATGAAATAGATTTAAAAGATACATCTAATGTTGTAATAGGAAACAGCGCTACCGCTGGAAGACAAGAGGCGGTTTCAAGAATAAGAGGAGTTGTACAACCATCTGATTTTCAAAATTTAAGCCCTGTAGGACTTGTATATAGTATGTTGAAAGCAGATAATGCAGAAATTTCTGATAGAGCAGCAACAGCGGCTGCAAACGAATTAGCTAGAATATTAACAGAAACAAATCCAGCGGCATTAAAACAAATAGCAAAAGAACTTTCTGATAAAAAAACATTCAAAGGAATATTAAAAAATTATATTCCAAAAGGATTAGAATATATTACAAAATCTACAATAAGCCCTCAAACAATAGCTGCTGAATCTTATATTTTTGGTGGTCAATATGTTCCTAAAACTCAAAGCATTGAACAAATAACAGAAGGTTTACTAAAAATAGAAAAATAACCCATGCCCCTTGCAACAGAACGAGTTGGTCGTTTTGGTGAATATCTCACAGCAGCAATACTCTCTCAAGTTTGTGACACAGTAGCAGTTGTACCCCACAACGCATCCGCAGACATCATCTTTGAACACAATTTAAAGCTGTATAAATGCCAAGTGAAAACTCAATCTAAGATAGAAGAACATAGAGGCAACTGGCGTTTTGATATGCGTAAAGGCCAAAGAGTTGCACACAGAAAATACAAAGATAATGAAATAGATTTATTTGCTTTTGTTTCTATAACTCACAGAAATGTGGTGTTTTCTAAACCTTTAGACCAAGCTCAACTAACCATCAACGATGAACACATGAAGAACAATGATGCTATCAAAAACATCAAAGATATATTGAAAGATCTTAGTTAGAGATTCTCAATATCAAATACAACTTTTTGATCCTTGTAATGCTTAACGGAGTTAATTCCTACTTGTAGGAAATACTCCGCTAATGCTTGAGGATCTTTTTTTTCCAACCCAGCTATATCTATCAAAGAACGCGCAATGTATCTGTTTATATAAACAGGCGTATTGTTGTTCCTTTCATTCAGAACTGGGTCTTCAAAATCAAACAAGTTCATTGCTTTACTCCTAGACCTTTACCTCTTTGGTATATGGGCCTATTTTATTACCCTCTCCGTCTACACCATGTACGAGTTGTAGTTCAAGGTCAATGTAATGCTTGGCTTTAAGTAAGTCTTCAACCTTATTAACCTTATCTCTGGTAATAAGTTTCAACACATTACCCATCGACCATGACAAACCATTTGCGTAAATATACTCAATGGGTTGTATGCCATTGCCTTTATAATGTTGTCCACCTACCTGGTTATTGATCGCAAGCATATCAATTGCTTGATCCCATTCCTCTGGTGTTGCATCATCTATACTCATATTCTTCTCCTTTTTTATAAATATATTTGCATATCATATAACTTTAGTGTAAATTTAACAACATTCAAATACAAAAAGGGAGTATTAGGAAATGACAGACACCGATAGAGTCTTTATAGACACTAAGCAACTAGCTAAAAGGTGGGGCAAAAATCCACACGCGCTATCAAATTTAAGGCGTAAAGGCGGAGGCCCTAACTATTATAAGATTGGCGGTAAAATTCTTTATGATCTAGCAGAGATCAAGCAATTAGAAGAAAGCTCATACGTTTCCAATGGCTCACGCAATATTTAGTCCTTCATCCTCAGATCGCTGGTTTAAATGCCCAGCGAGCGCGTACCTAAACTATTCAGCAGAATACAAGGTAGGCATACCTGCGGCTACAGGAACACTCATCCATGAGATGTGCGAGATGCTATTAAAAGGCAGACTCAAGGACATGACATTGCGTGACTATTGGTTAGGCAAAGTTCAAGTGGTTGAAGACTTCGAGATAGAAGTTGATGAGGATATGATTGCGTGCGCGGAAACCTATGTAGAGTACATACATAAAAGAAAAGAAGAACTTAACGCCAAGATGTTGATAGAAGAAAAAGTTTTTATGGATGAGATATCAACAAAGTGTTTTGGAACTGCTGACACAATATTAATTGGTGAAGATCGCATTGCAGTTATAGATTTAAAGTCTGGTAAGTGGGGTGTAGATGTCGAAAGGAATAAGCAGTTAATGATTTATGGACTGGGTGCGCTCGCGCGGTATGGGGATGAGAATACCACCATGGAGCTGACCATTGTACAACCACGCGGTTGGCATAAAGACGGCCCTATAAGAACATATGAGATTTCAGCTACCAATCTGGTTGATTGGGGCTACAACGATTTGAAACAAGCTACTGATGCTTGTGACGAAGAAAACCCACGATATGTTGCGGGAGATCATTGCAGGTTCTGTAATGCCAAGGCAGATTGTGATACTTATAAAACTACTCTAGGAGAGAAATATGACTGAAGAAAAAAATGAACTAACCTTTACCTTTGATGAGGATGGTAAAGAATACAAAGTAGAAGACTTATCAGATGAAAATAAGATTCTATATAACAAAGTCACACTTGTTAATAAACAAAGACTAGATGTGATTGCTAACGCTAACTTTGAAGTTGAGAAGTTAGAGATACTTGGAAGACATTACAGCAATGCTTTGAAAGAAGCTGTTGAAGGTGATGATTCTAAAGTTGAGGTAGTTGAATGAGTCTAGCCGCAATACAAAAGAAAGGTAAGATCAAACCACCACGATTAGTTATCTATGGTCCAGGTGGTATTGGTAAAACATCCTTTGCTGCAAGCATGGATAAGTGCATTATCGTTCAATCTGAAGATGGTATAGGAAAGATCGAGTGCGATCACTTTCCAGTAGCAAAAACTTATGAAGAGTTTATGAGTAATTTAACCTCTTTATTGACAGAAGATCACGAATTTCGTGTTGTTTGTATTGATTCATTAGACTGGTTGGAAACCTTGCTATGGGATCATGTCTGTAAAGAAAATGGTTGGGCGCAAATAGATACGCCTGCCTATGGTAAAGGTTATGTAGCAGCTCTTGATAAGTGGAAAGATTATGTTGAGGTTCTCAACAGACTTAGAGATGAGAAGTCTATGACTGTAATACAGATTGCACACAATCAGATTCGCAGATATGAAGACCCATCTAATGATCCACATGATCGACATGAAATCAAACTACATCGTAAAGCTGCTGACTTATTAGTAGAACATAGCGATGCAGTCTTTTTTGCCAACTACAAAGTTGGAACTGTACAAGTCAAAGGCAAGATGGGTATGACTACCAAGACTGTTGCTGGCGACAGAACTATTTTTACTGAGCAAGCAC